TAGCAGCAACCGTTATTAGTTGATCCGCAGTAGCATCCAAACCCGTAATTAGCATATGGATTTGGTACTGTAAATGCAGGAACAGCAGCCGGACGTAACTGATTAACAAGATACTGATTCTGAGCACACTGAGATGCTGTAAGTTCCAGTTTGTTAATAGCAGCCTGCTGACTAGCGATTGTCTGATCTTTTGCATCCATCTGCATTTTGACCATTTCATCATGCAGAGCGCGATAGTTGGCATTATCATTGTCAATAATGTCTCTTGTCTGATTTTGAATAGCGTTAGTGATAGCGCATGTATTTGTAGCCATATCATACTGAATCTGAGCCTGACCCTGACGGTTCTGGCAGCAGCAATCAGCTAACTGTGTCTGGATAGCATTTGTTGACTGTAAATTTGCGATATTGGAAGCATTAGCACTGTCACTAATAGCATTCTGAAGAGCGTTAGTAGACTGAAGCAGGCTAGTGTTCATAGCATAGAATCCATCGCAAATTCCATTGTCAATGCCGCTAAGCTTGTTAAGAATTGACTGGGTATCAAATCCTCTCTGGAGATCACCGTTAGTTGCACAGCCCTCTCCATTTCGTCCCTGGCCACCCCAGCCATTTCCCCATCCGCCGAAGATAGCAAACAGGATGATTAACACCCACCATCCATTTCCATTACCCCCAGCCATCACCGTTTCCATCTTTTGTAACAGCAGCAATATCTGCAAGACTTGGTGCACTACCCATATTAAACATAATTACTTCCTCCTTATTTTACATGAAAGAACTGTTCTGCTTGTCTAATAGCATCTTCTTTACTTACACCCATAGACTTACAAATGTTCTCTGCAATCTCCTGTCCCCTTTTCTCATCGCCAGATTGAATAACATTAATCATACTTTGAGCATTTGGGTTATTGGCAATATTAGGATTCTCCTTTAGAATCTTCATCGCCATTTGCTGAATGCATTGACTTATCATTCTTTTTGTCCTCCTTGAATCGCGACTTATTTTGATGATTTTGCCTCTTGAGCATGTTTTCTATCCTGTCAAGTTGAGCTTTTAATTCTCCGGTGCTATCACCATTTTGACACTCTGATTGAGCCTGCTCATTCGAACTTGGAGAATAGATAAGACTTTGCAGAACACCATTACTATTCCACTGCTTGGCAATAATGCTCTTACAATCCTCTGTCATAAACAGGCAAATGCTACCATCCATCGGTATTTCTGCAGGTACAATGTCCTGTTCTGAAGTTACAATCCTTCCTCTGATTGGGATAATTGGTTGTTGGTTCGCCATTGCATTTGACAGATTAGGCTGCCCTACGGCCCGGTTGTTCATAACTTGGGGATTATGATTTAACCTTGGTCCTCCATTCCAATTTGGTTGGTCTACAGGACCCATAGGCTGTCGCATTCCCTGGGTATTGATATTTGGTGTATAATCCATAGCAAAACAGCTCCTTTCTTATTTTGATTGAAATGTTCTTATCTCTAGACACAAACGAGTAAAAGTCTAGGGATATTATTAAATTTTCTTTTAACGTCGCTTGGACGATCAAAAAATTACTGCAATGGAATCACCGCCCTAAACCATTTTGATTTATGCTAAAGACTCACTAGTAGCCTCTAATTCTGAGCCGTCAGTTGTAATAACTGGATCATTCTTGTACGCTCTGATGGTAACATCATTAGACAACCCATCATGGATCTCAATAACGTTATCCAGCTTGAACCCGTCGAATGTAGTGACATTTTCATTGTCGTCTGTAATCTCCATATGAGAGATATTGTCGGCATTGCGAGCCGTAGAAGCGATTCTGTCAAACACGGCTGGGGATTCGTATGTTGAAGTAATGTTCAGATAAGTTCTACCTGACTGATTCTGAGCATACTCTCTTGTAAATTTTCGAATATCAACAGTCGTTCCATTTCCAAATTTAAGTTTCATTTTGATCCTCCTTACTTAATTCTTTAAGCATATTAAGTTCTTCTTCTCCGATAATAGGAATGGCCCATTCATCCGGACAGTATATTTTGAATCTCCGTTTCCAATGTTTCTTACGATACCACTTGTTCCAGAAGTATGCGTTAGCAAGAGATCTGGTCTTGTGCATATCGCAAATATAAGTACAACGAGAATCTGGAGTTCCATTTTCTTGGTAGTTGTACGCAGAGCACCAACTGCAACCCTCAGCTATAGGACAATAGAAACACTCGTCACTAGACTCTGTTCTTCTGTCGATCTTATTCAGACATTCGACGCACTGCTTGTCGCATGTTCTCTGTGCAATTCCAAAATTGACGTGGCCAATTCTAAGAGGCTTTCGGGATGTACCTAGACTGCTTTCCATATATCTGATGCATGGGTAAAGCCATCCATCGGGGTCCATTGCTAACATGAAGCCAGTTCCTCCGCACCAGTTTTCGACATCTGTTTCTTCCTTTGGTTTGAAGAAGTCATTCTCGAATAATGCCATGAAATGGTCATCAGCTAAGTCATTTTCAAGCCAATAATCGGCTAACATTTTGAGCTGCTCATAATAGATTTTCGCGTGCTCCAATGTCCATCCTTTTTCATAAACGACATTCGCATTGATATCTTTGTATCCAAGTTCTACCATATGCTTAATCGCCGAGAATAGATGCTGCACATTACCTGGCGCTATGGTGATCTTAGAGCCCATATAGTATCCCCTTGATATCCAATCACGAGCTCCAGCTACTGCCACATCATAAGACCCAGTACCATCTGGAAAGACTCTACAAGCATCATGCAGAGCCTTATTTCCATCGATGGTAATTGAGAAAGAGAGATTATGCCGCCATTTGTTCAGGAACTTCTGAACCTTAGGCTCAAAATATAATACACCATTTGAGCAAATCGAAATACAAAATTTTGTTGCCCATGGGTGCATCAACTCGATAGCCTTATCATAGAAATACGTGCAAATCTGATCAATAAGATCCACACATAAGAAAGGCTCTCCGCCAATAAACTCAATGATAATACCAGGTGATGTAGAGGCGTCGATGTAGTTACCGAGGCGTTCATCTCCAGTAAGAAGCATATCAATAAGTTTCTTTGCATCTTCGAACTTCATTTTTCTCTTGCCTTTGTTTATCTGGTAACAGTAGGTACAGCACAAGTTACACTCGTCTGTTACTTGAAAGGTCACGGTACGAGATAAAGTTCTTCTGTCAGATGCATTATTTGTAATAATTGTCTCAGGATACAACCTTCCGATCATATCCTGAAACTGTTCAAACTTCTTCATAGGCTTAGCCCTCTAATACGGTAATGTGTACGAGGTGCTCTGAAAAGTCTGTTACTGCCCATCTGAATTTAACATCTTTTCCTTCATGCTCCAGAACACGAGGCTGTAAAGACTTTTCTAACTCAGCTTTAGCGACGTCATAAGAACATTCTGCTTCCTCAAGCAATTTGTGGTAATGCTTAAACGGAACCGAATCCAGCACGGAAGCATCTGCGTCATCTTTTGCCGACTCCAGCATATGAGCTACAACGTCTTTTCTGGTCATAACCTCATATGCAAGTCTCTGTAAATAGTCAGCTGTCTCTTTGTTAAGTTCTAATGTAAAGTTTTTCATATTAGTTAACTCCTTTTCTTTTAATAGTTTTATATTCCTGTTATTTTGAATGGTATTCTTATTATATTAGTCCCTTTAAATACCGAGCCCGTTTCGACATAATTTTTGGTAGTATTATTTTTATTCCATACTAATCCAAACTGGGTATATTTTTTACTGTTCGGCCCTTTTGATTCTGTCAAACCAGTCGATACATGTATTTGATACCCTTGTCCAGCATTGTAGACAAGTCCATTCATATTTTCAGTTGTTGGCGGCCAGCGTTTATCATGTGTTCCAGCATTACCAGGATTATACTTTATATCCTCACTTTCAATCATTTTAAACAATGGTATCTCCAAGTTATATCCGATTTGTTTGAATAGGGTATTGTCTACTACCATAAATCCGGTGGATAGATCAAATAATATGTTATTATTTTGTTTGTCATATCTTACAGATATTCCAAGATCTTTAAGCTCATAATTATCTCCACGCGAATGAGGATGACCTATGCTTTTGGTATATATTGTTTGAGAATATATTGGTAGCATCATTCCATTGGCAATCAGATCTACTGTTGGGTCATAAACTCCACCTTGGACTACAGCTCCAAATGCTTGAGCTTGACATGTACCAGTACAAGTTGCTGAACAGGTAGTAGCGCATGCATTCTTACATTGTCCGCTACATTCATTACTACAACCATCACATCCCGAACCACAACCAGAACAACCGCCACATCCTCCAGAACAACCGCTACATCCTCCAGAACAACCAGAACAGCCTTGACATCCTGTTGTACATGCTGATTCACATGATCCTTCGCACCCACTACAATTACTAAAGCAACCAGCGTCACAAGACCCATCACAGCCAGCATAGCACCCATCGCAATTGCCTCCGCATCCACTTGATCCAGAACATCCTCCACAAGATGAACATGAAGAACACGAACTAGCACAGCCAGTGCAACTATAGCATGTGGCACAAGCCGAACCTTTTCCTTTCGATGAACACGAACTAGAACAAGATCCTCCGCATCCGGCGCATCCTGAGCATCCTTCACATGATCCCGAGCACCCACTGCACCCACCGCACGATTTCCCACACCCTTCACAAGATCCAGAACATCCTCCTTGGCATCTATTGCTACACCCTGTGCAACCAGAGCAAGAATTACACCCGCTGCAATTTCCACTACATCCACCACAACCACTAGAGCCACTACCTCCAGATCCACCAGATCCAGTACAACCACCAGAGCAACTACTACAACCACTACATGTATTACCACATGTCCCTACACATAGCCCAGAGCATGCTCCACGACATGAAGAGCTAGCTCCATCAATTGGCTCTTTAGACAACGAGTCAGTGTAAGATAGTAATTCGTTACTAAAAGAAGATGGAATCTTAGAACCTGTCTTAAGATCGGCAGTATTCAAATTGCCATGGTCCTTAATGTTCAACAAAGGCTCGATTACTTTTTTACCTTGGTCTGCTGTGACTTTGGTTCCAGATGTAGGAGTTGTGGAGAAGTCATACGATGCAGATGCGAACCCAGTCATAGAACCATTGTATGCTCTACGCTGCATTTCGGTTTTTACCTTGGCTTTAAGAGAGTTCACCTCTGCCGCGGTAAGAAAATTAGGCATTATCTTCACCCTCCTTTTTAAAAACTTTATTTGATTTTTCCTCCCGGGGATTTTTCATATCTCGTTTTTCGTTATCTTTTACAAAATGATCAAATCCCGATAAATACATTATATATTACCCCCATTTTGAATTATCCCCACGTCGCTGCCAATGGTACCCAGGCAGAACCATTGTAGAATTTAGCCACACCTGAAGTATCAATCCACAGAAGCTTAGTATTAGCCGGGGCAGAAGCGCCGTAATGATATCCTCCAGGATCATCTGATCCAACTGGATACCAACCTGGACCTCCAAAAGAACCACCGTATGGTATGTAAACATGCAGCATTTTAGTAGATACATGATAACATAACTGGCCGTTAAATGGATTAGATGGAAAACCACCATTTTCGGAAATGTATATTCCAGTTTCAACGGGATACCAATCCTTTCCCCTATGAACGTATAAAACACATGAACTGTCTGGGTTTACCCACAAATCTCCAAGTTTAGGATTGGTCGGTCTAGTTGATCCATAACTAACGCCTCCAGACTCTGCTGATTTCTTAATCGACTCTAACAGGTATTTGCCATTTGGTGCATCGGCGTGGAATGACTGAACATTGCCCGGAGAGATTATATGAGTAGCTCCATCGAAGGATTTTAGATCGAAATTAGGGAACTCTGTAGCCTGAGTGATCTTCGTGGTTGAAACTTGGTATGGGGCTATATCAGTGGCAGTTTCTCCTTCTTCTAATTGAACTTGGATTTTGCAGTTGGTTAAAGTTATCCCTGATGGGATGTATACGCCCATACTGTCGGTTGCCTCGTCAGCTCTAGTAAATGTGAAAGTCGTTGATTTCGTACCATTATTTATGTGCGTCACGTCAGCTATAACAGAATTACTATCCGGCTTAATGTTAAATAAGTTTACAGTTGCAGTTCCGTTTTTTACAGTTAATGTAATAACGTATTTCTTATTGGGAATAAGGCAAGGGATTATGCTCGTTCTTACTAATGCATAGTGTGCTGTGCCATTCGATGTTCCAGAGGCATGTATTACTCCATTCGAATCTACTGTGAAAGTTATTCCATTTTCTGTGTATTTGGAACCATGAAAATATGGATACGGAATCAAATTCTTTCCAATTGTCTTAATATCATAGCCTGAGTATGGTGCAAATGGGTCATCAGCATTGGTTACGATTCTAATATTAGAAACTGTCCCATGAATATCACCGGATGTTTTATGATATTGAATCATATAATTGCATTTATATTTTTCCCAGTCATAGTCATTTTTCGACAAAGTCTCAACGTTCGCTACCCAAGAGTTATCGTCTTTTTTAAAAATTTGGAAAAATGTGTGCAAAGTTCCTTTAATCGTCGTATCGTACTTTGAATACAGTGTATGTATATTGCCGTTAAATAAATTCTTGACATTCTCATATAATGCGAAACCAGGTTGTGCATTACTGCCTGATATTGTCCCATCTAACGATATTGTCCCCTCTTTAGAGTATGTCATAGTCACACCGTGTGAAACACTTCCGCTAGCTTTAAAATATGGATATGGCAATAAATTCCTCGTAGCATTACCTAACATTAACGGGGCTTCCACAGTACCTTCAAGATCCGTTTTCGTTGACTCGATAAGCGATACTTTCTCTTTACCTAGCTTCTCTGCTTCCAGAGTAAGTTTAGCTCCAAGGTCACCTTCGAGTTTGTTTTTTATATTTTCAAACCACTTATCAAACTCTGTCTGGGACGCCTTTTCCCACTGCTGGAATGTTAACCAGTTAGCATCATAAGCGGCTTTAATTGTAGCAAACCACTGGTCATAGCCATTCTTAATACTGTCATACCATTTCTGATAGTCCGATTTTGAAGTTGCTTCCCAATCGGTAATCTCTTTCTTAGCTGCTGTAAGCCAATCCTGATAATTTTGTTTCTCACCATTCATCCAGGTATTGAAATTTGCGGTGTTCTCCTCTACAAACCGATTCAAGATATCCTTCCATTGAGGAATAAGCTGTTCAATACTAATTACCTCAAGAATGCCTGTAACAAATGGGCACACACTCGTCCCTACACAGTTCTCAATATCTGCCTGTCTAATGGACGTAACCTCTTTGCCAACCTTAACGTAAGCCAACGGATATTGATGAACTTCATTAGTATTTGTCAATGCTGGCTTGGTAGGCGTAGAAGATGGCGTTCCTTTAATTAGTTTAATGCTATTCGCCCTTACCGCCTCGACAGAGTTGATCTCCAGAACAATTGCGTCGATTCGGTCCATAAGAATCTCTGATGGTGGAATCGTCACTGGGTAAAGTGCATCGTTGTAACTCCAAGTATGATTGAACCATGCTCGGCCAGTTCCAACTGTTACGTTCATCTGGTTGCTCTGCTTTACAACAAAACAGTCGCCAATAGATGCGAATATTCCATCTCGAATTAGACCATCAAATAATCTCGAAATGTCTGTAGCATCATATAATCTATCATGATCTACGGAATTAAAAAATCCAGATGCAAAACTCATATTTTTCCTCCTTTATCTTATTCTTTAAGAGCCGACTGGTATTCTGTTATCATCGGCGCTTACAAAGTCTGTAAAAGTAGGGTATGAAGTTTCCCCACTAGAATCTTGGGACATGATAAATTCCGACACGGTCGACGTCCCTTTAATACCATAGTCGTTTTCTATCTGTACTATATCCCCCATTTTGAAATCTCTTCCATACACAAACATAGTATGAGGATCAACGTCCCCGTCCATAGATATTGTATGTGGTTTCTCAGCTAGAGCCTCTTTGCCCTTCTGAGCAACTACTTTTAATCGTTCAGCGTCGCTCATCTTATGATCCTCATCCTCGGAAGTAATTGACCCAGCATCAACATATATCTCACATCTATGCATTCCGCTTAATTGTTCCTGGGATTCTCCGTCCCTAGTTACCTCTTTAGTAATCTTCAATGGATTCCCTGATAACGTCTGTGTATCTCCATCCTCTCCAACAGTTAATGCAACATTCGCGTAATCTTCTTTACTGTCAAGATAAGATGTGTTATTTAAGTTTTCAAATGACGGACTGAATACAACGTATGGAGTTAATTGCTGTGCATAAGATCTATCAATACCTTTGTACAGCTCAAACTCGAATTGTTTATTTTCATTGAGTGTAATTTTAAACCCAATTTGCTTCTCGACACAAAGTGAGTTTATTGCCTCATATAAGTTTTCATGCTGCTCATATTTAGCGTCAATTGTTAAAGCAGTTATTCTGCTGTCTGTACTCTTCTTGAATACAAAGTTAGAAATCTTTCTTTCTGATTTTGACGGCGATATGATAGCATCATTTATTAGCTTCTGTACGCCATCTTGGAAATTGCCACTCAGGGTAGTATTGTCCCAGATTATTCTGCGCTTTAATAAGCTCTCAAGGGAATAACCTATTACTTTAATTGTCGGTCCTTCTGTGGCATTTGTTTCTAGAAGCATTCCCTGAATAATCATCATGTGAACTGAACTATCATTTTGAAGATAGTAGTCGTTGACTAGATAAGGGAATACCCCATCCATATCCAAAGTGAGGTATAGTTCAAAGTCTCCATTCTCTTGATATCTATCAGTCCAAATGAAGGACTTGAACCTGTCAATGATGGCTACTTTTTCAAACCGTGAGTTTAATATTGTAGCTTCCATTATTTACCTCCTTAAATCATACTCCTTCATAGATTGTATCATTTTCAATCTTGAACTGAATACTCATTGCACCTTCTGTAGCATTGTAAATGAAGATGTTATCTCCTTTCGACAGCTGGAACCAACTAGATCCTTTGCCTAGGCAATTGAGAATATTTGTTGTTAGTCCAGCTCTCAATAATGTAACTGACTTTTCTCCTCTCTTGGTATTGATGATAATATCATCTCCAGCGCCATATGCTTGCCCAGTTAAGGTCTGTATAAAGTCAGTATTTATCCTCATAACTTCACGAGTTCTAGCTTTATAGATTACGATATCTTTTACCGTATCTAATGCATGAATCGTTATTATTATGCCAACTGAAGCATCTCCTTTGTACGTTACTATATTCTCGTACATGTGCACGATATCGCCAAAGTTTATGAGCTTTTCAGTTAATGAGTTGTTTTCAAATGGAAATTCAAATTTAGGATTGACACCACTAAACAATGTAAGCGTCTTTCCATTAGTTGCATAAAAGTATGGATCTGGACAAATTACGGAAATCTGAGTTGCTTCATGTTCCTGGAATATTGCAGGCTCATTTGACTCGACGTAACCGAAAGCGTCAAGAGATCTCTGATCCGTTACGAATGTCAACGTGATATATCTCTTGATAGGGAAATACTTATATGTAGTATGCCTGATGGTTTCAATGTCTGTTCCGAATCTAAAGTCCAGATCCATAACAATGTTTCTAGTTTCAAGCTTAGCACTATTGTATAATGCTCCGTCGCCGGTCGCTATCTCACTAGTATTGATCGTGGCCTTTACGGGCCCTAATCCGTCGATGTTTGTTATAGCTAGACCCGAAACCTCAGGCCTAGCTAATTCCATTTCTAGGGATTCCCCTAAATAATTAGTAACAATTACTTTCTTTATCATTTAAGAGCCCCCTTTAACTGACTAAACTGATTCTTTGTCTGTCGATATATCTCTGTATTAGATAATGCAACAGGAGAATTGTTTGTCTGATTGAATGTGTAGTTATTAGTTACATTGGTACTAGATCCTTTTAGAGCGTGACCAGTTTTACCCCTTCCGCCATTCTGTAATGCCGCCAAAGCTTTTTTAAGATTACTTCCCATTACACCTCCTGCCAAACTGCTAGCTATAGAAGCTGCAAAACCAGCGCTAGTTCCAGCTGCAGAAGATCCAGTCGCAGACGTTACCGCGCCAGATATAATTGCTGAATTCGTTCCTAGGCTCGATAACCCAGATGTGCTAATGCTAGCAGTCAGCGTAGGCATTCTTATCTTTGATAATACAGCGTTTACAGCATCTACTAAAGCTTGAGCAGCACTTACAGCTGAAGGTATTGCACCTTTTATTCCGTTAGCGAATGATTCACCGAGTGAGGTTCCTTTTGATCCGGCTTTTCCACTGCCTTTTCCAAATTCAGACAACGCTTTATCGACTACAGCTTTACAAGAGGATTCTACAGTTGACAATACTGATGAAGATGAAAGTCCAATAGCAAAGCGCGTACCCATAGATTCTCCAGCAGATTTAAAAGCTTTCTTGAAGTTTGTCTCTACGTAATTCGTGAAAGTAGAGCAAGCATTCTTAGCAGATTTCTTTGCTGACTTTGCAACGCTGTCTGCAGTAGAGTCAATTCCAGCTTTAAATTGTCCCCCAGCTTTCTTACCAGAAGACTTAAATGACGTATTTGTGTTAAGTGCTTCACCAAATGACTTAGCAACTGCATTAACTGTCTTTGTCGCTGCAGATCCTTTTAGATTTCTAGATGATCCTTTCTTAGAAGAGGTGGCTTTACCGGTAGCAGCATCAATCATTCCTTGATACATAGAATTGACAGCTCCTAAACCTGCTTCTTTGTATGAGTCTGATACGGTTTTTGCTACTTCCTCGTTTATTGACAACTTTTCAACATACAAATCGTTCATTTCTTTTCTTTCAGCAGGAGTCATGCTATAATATACATCAACAAGATCCGCTGCATTCATCCCCTGATCAACCAATTCTTTTAATAACCTTGGATCTAGGGACTTAGCAAGATCGATGATTTCGGTTTCCCATTTTTTTACAGCTTCGATATTGTCTTTGGCTTGCTGTTTTACAGAGTTCTTTGTCATTTGCATTTTTTCGGCAAACAGATTATTTATTTCTGTAATTTGTTCGCTTGTTGCAAGTTTAAATCCTTCAATGTAAGGAATTGCTTGCGTCCCTAGACTCTTAAGATAATCCAACAGTCCATCTGCAAATTTCATGTTCTTAAGCTGCTCAAGTCCTTCGATAACTCTCTTTTCGGCATTAACTTGAGACCACATACGGTCTATGATGGTATCGTTGCCAAGATCATTAACTACTTCTTCATATCTGGTAAAGTAATCCGTAGAACTTGAAATATCAAAGTTTGCGAATGATGTAAAACTGTCAAGGCTGCTCTTTACAGATTCTGCCATAGACTTAGCAGTATCTTCGATTTTCTTCTTCGCATCATCCCAATCATTATTAATTTTCTTGAGATTCTTTTCCATTTCTTTTGCTGCTTCTGAAACAGCATTAGGAATTTCTTTTACGTCCTTCTTAACATCTTTTGCAGTTTTCTTTACATTCTTCTTAGCCTTTTTCTTAGCTGCCTCTTTTTCCTTCTTTAAAGCAAACGACTTGATAATATCATTGGCTCCAGATTTTTGAAGTTTGAGATTCTTAACGTATACACTGTTGATTTCTTTACGCTCTTCGTCTGAAAACGTGAGCATCTCTAATACTTTACTAAGATTTCCAGGTCCTTCATCGACCAATTCCTGAACAAGGCGAATATCCCAACCTTGATTGAGCATCTTCTTTATGGAATTCTTCCATTTAACAGCATCTTGATAGGTTTTCTTATAAGAAGCAATAATGTCTTCTTTGCTTTGTTTACTGGCTTCTGCATAAGCTGCATTCGCTCTATCGATTTCTTCTTTCGAAGCATTAGCGAATAGCTTAATGTATGCATAGCCAGACTCACCCATACCTTTAAGAGTGTCGATAAGTCCCTTGCTAAGCCCCTTCTTTGCCGCCTGTGCAAGGTTATCTTTCATTTCCTGATAACCTTCAACCTGACTTTCCATGTTCTTAAGAACGGTACTCATTTCGTCGTCCATAGAATCAGAAAACTCTGAGAATATATTTCTAGAGTTATCGAATGCGATATTCGTAAACTTAGTATATTCTTTTATTGAATTAATGATGTTGTTTCTATATTCTTTGAACGTTGAGTTAATGTTAGATTGTATGCTTTTCTGATCTTCTTTCAGCTGTTTTACAGCATTTTTGATTGCTGTGTTATTTTCCTTAATGGCTGAATTAAGATTCTTTTTATTAAGCTTCTTACCCGATGCGCTAAGGCCCTTCTTCAAACGATCCTGTGTTTTAAGAAGCTTCTTCAAAGCTGCTTCATGCTGCTTAACGGACTTTGTATCTTCTTTATACTGATCCGATTCCTTATATAGGGCAATAGCAAAATTCTTGATAGTTTTTTCGGCAGTTTTAGTAGCTTTACTAAGCGACTTAAGCTTAGGCGTTGTCTTAAGAAGTTCTTTTCCTAAACTCTTAGAAATTTTGGTAATCGTCTCGTATGGAGTTTTATTGAATGAGCTTACAGCCTTATCGAAAGTCTTTCCAAACTGATAAGCGACCTTAATGATTTTGGTCATCTTTATCTTTGCTTTCTTACTGTTCTTTTTAGACTTACTTGCGATCTTCTTAGAAGTTGCATCGTATGCGCTAGTTACGCCAGCTCCAGTTTTGTTAGCATTTTTGATAATATCTTTTGTCGTTTTATCCATTTGATCAGAGAATGTACTGTTACCGGAATTAAGAATACCATTTACAGTGTTCATGATCTTGTCGACATCAGAATTTCCAACTGATTTATTAATCGATTTCTTTATCCCCTTAACGTATCCGCTAACTGCTTTTTCTGCTTTCTTAGCGCCATCCTTTATACCTTTTCCTGCGCCTAGCAAAGCCCCTCTTCCAGCGTCAATACCTGCAAGTTCAATGTCTCCAGCTGTTGATTTAACACCTTTAACAAGACCTTCTCCAGCGTAAACACCAACTTTATTGGTTTTCTTGGAAGGGGAATGCTCGTCAAGAGATTTCTTGCTCTTCATGCCCTTAAGTAATTGATTTCCTAAAGAAACACCAGTCGAGTATACTTCAGAACTCTTATTCTTTGCACCGCTCATAAATCCTATAGCCGCGTTAGCACCAGCTGTACTAAAATCTTTAGAATTAGATCTCATACCGCTAGCAAGGTTCTTAGCTAATGACGAACCTGCATCTTTGAATTTTGAATTATAATCATTAAACGTGCTTTTAGCTGTACTAAGAGCACTATTTACCACTGAGTTAAATCCATCAGTAGTATCGGTGTCTGATTTGAATGCATCTGTAACGTATTTCAAGAACTTCTTAGCTACGCTTGATGACGGAGACTTCATATCTTCGCTGTTATTTTTCATTCCAGTTGAAATCCACCCAACAACCTTAGAGCCAACCTTTTCAAAGTCCCCCGATTTTGATTCGAATCCATTCTGTACGGATTTTAGAGAAGTCTTACCCAAAGCCTTAAATGCTTTGTTCATATCCTTGACTTTCTTGTCCAGTCCACCCTTAACACCGTTCAGAGAATTGATGAAATCGGACAATTGCTTAGCAATAGTTCCTGCGTTAGATGTATCAGCTCCTTTTATTGTAGTCGAGAAGCTTACAAAACTCTCACCAAATGATACAAGGTTCTTTCCGAACTTCTTTAAGCTCTCCTTGTTTCCACCAAAGAGTATGCTTTTAGCAGATGTCGCTTCTGGAAGGTCATCGTTTAACTTTGCAATAGCTGTAGCTGCGGCAGATGTAGCTGTTATAGTTGAGGTATCGATTCCGGATACTGTTTTAGAGTATTTAGCAAATGATTTACCAAATGAGACCATACTCTTACCGAAAGTCCCTAAGTCCTGAGAACCTCCGACAAACCATTCTTTCATACCATCCAAACTCGGTATTGTTCCGGCTAATTTTGTAATTGTCATTGCTGCTGATGACGTTGCCTTTATCGATTCAGTATCAACTTTAGATACAGTATCGGAGTATTTAGCAAATGATTTACCAAATGAGACCATACTCTTACCGAAAGTTCCCAAATCTTCAGAGCCACCAACAAACCATTCTTTCATGCCGTCCAAACTAGGAATAGAGTTGGCAAATTCTGTTATTGTCATTGCTGCCGCAGATGTTGCTTTTACGGTTTCTGTATTAACACCGGCCACTAGACTAGAATAAGTAGCAAATGCTGCTCCAAACGGTATAAGAGATAAACCGAATAAAGTTAAACTTTTAGATCCTGTTAATAGCTGTTTTAATCCACCAGCTTCAGGTATAGCATTTGCTAAATCAGTCAATGTTTGTGCCGCAGAAGATGTTCCTTTGATTACCCCAGGATTTATGTTAGCAACTTCCGTAGCATACATTGCAAATGCTGCTCCAAATGGTATAAGAGATAATCCAAAATCAGCGAGATCCTTTGCCCCGGCTAATAGCTGCGCTAATCCTCCAGATCTTGGTATGGCTTTTGCCAACTCGACTAGTGTTTTAGCTGCTATAGCAGTACCCTTAACTGTTTCCGGATTGACATTTGCTACTTGATCGCCATATGATTTCATACCAGCGCCAAGGTACTGAAGTTGGTAAGCAAATTTCTGAATTGGATCTTTTCCAAGGTTTACAAAGGTAGAAATGGCATTTACAATCTCTGCTCCAGCTATTTTAACAATGCATCCTGCTAGCACAGACATAGACGATCCTATCTCTGGATTTACATTACCCATCGTGGATAAGAATGGCTGCAGATTATTTGCAAAGTCCGATAGATTTGTAGCTATTTGTGGTAATCCATCTGTGATTCCCTGGCCAACACCGGATATAATTCCGCCGACTAACTTTCCTAAGCCTTCGCCTAGAAGTTCCATTATCTGAACTCCGCCATTCATGAAATCCTTGAATCCAGGTATCTTATTAAGACCTCCTAGTACGGCTATAATTGCTGCGAGTCCAGCAACAAATATTGAGAAACTTCCTAGCGCATTTATAGCTCCAGCAATAGGCACATTTTGAAGTATCAGCATAGAAGCTGATATAGATAACAGAACCATGCTTAATCCTGCAGAGGCTGCCAACGATCGTTTCCAATCCAATTGAGCCACTAACCAAATAACACCAGATATCTCCAAAAGAACTGCACCAGCTAAAAGAACACTAGCGCGCACCTTTTCAACTCCAGAGAATCCTTTTAAGCATAATGTAAACACGCCTAAAAGTAATGATATAGCTGCTGATCCAGCCATAACTCCAGTTGGATCTAGCTGGGCCAATAAAGCAATAACACCAGCTATTTCGCCAACAACCAAAGCAGCGACTATTACTGACTTCTTAGCATCAATGGATACATCTCCGGCTTTTATCATAGCGGACATACATAAGATTATAGAATCCACAGCTGCAGTTGCCCCGGCCATTTTTGATTGATCAAGGCCTGACAGTATAGCTATAGCCGCTGTCAGTATCAATATAGATCCAGCAACCGTTACCATCATTACACCAGCTCTAGCAGCATATTGACCAGCTTTAGCCGAAGCTTTTATTAAAGTACCAATAGGAATCATTAAAGCTATCAGATCAGCTATACATTTTGCAGTTGTCTTAAGGTCATACCTTTGAAGCTTTTCGAATGCTTTTAATAAAACATGCAAACTAACTGTAAAACTAAGGAGCAGAACCCCTGCTTTTGCAGCATTTGGTCCGGCTTTAGCAGCTGCTTTAAATAACAGCATCATGGTTCCAAATACCACTGCAAACTGTTTCCATCCTTTTTTCATGGAACTAAAGTCCATTTTGGAAATTTTAGACATCGCTTTTGCTAATCCGTATATAGCCACTACAGAAGACAGCAATGTAATAGCTCCTCTAGTGCCACCTAAAGCATTTGCTTTTCCAACTGCGATCATAAGTACTGATAACGATCCAACGGCTAATACCAATGCCCCAATTGTACTTCCAGCATCATCTATATCGTACCCGGACAATTGTTTAATGGCTTTAACCATAAGTAGCAACGAAGCTGCTAATGCTACAATTTGACGAGCTCCAGCAGCTGCTAATTTGGAATCAGCGCCCATTGTATATTTAGCTAATGCTCCAGAACATATAGTAATTACTCCAACTAAACCAGTAATTACTCCAATGTTAATAGCCATAGACTTGTTAATGGTCACATTTTGAAGTTTTTCTAATGCTATCGTCATTAGCAGAATGCTTCCAGCAATAGAAATGACCATTGCAGATACACCAGAAAATCCTTTTGCTAACTTTTCTGTAGAAATAGAACCAATTGTATAAGCAAATGCTGCTAATGCTGTGCCTAATATACCTATTAAAACAACAGCTCCTTCTACACGATCCTGAGGTAGCACGGTAAGTAAAGCTATAGACCCAACCAATATAGCGATTGCTTTCGCTATCTTAATAACTATATCAGCTTTGATTGAGTCTTGCCAGGTTTTAAGTGTTAAAGCTCCCTGGTTCATAAGCTTAATAAAACTATTACCAATCGCTGCTGGCAAGGCAAATAAACCACCGAACCTGTCAGTAAGCACTGATAATAACTTGGAGAGATTATAAAGGACCTTTACAGAAACCCCTCCTAACAATATAGTTAAGATGTTAGCTGTATTAACCTTTCCAGATTTATCTTCAACGAAAGAAAATACACCATTAAATGTATCAATCATCGTTTTCTTAAATCCGTCTGCCTGATCGGTCCAACCTTTAAAATATCCTGTTATCTTAGACCTAAGAGAATATAATTTCGAAGTAAAAGAATCTATCGAATCTCCTGCTCCACCAAAACTCTCTTTGGCAACCGCTCCTATTCCAAGGATAGTACTGAGTAAAGCTTTGAAATCTATATGCCCAACTTCTTTACAATGATCGATAAACTCATCAATCAGTTTTCCTGCATTTTCGCCAAAGTCTTTTATATCTGGCCACAGTGTTTTAACTATTAATTCATCTAACAGTTTTATTACTTCCTGCGTACCTTTCCAATTCCATATCGCTTTTGCGAAATACTCAATGTTTTTGATTGAAAACGCTATTGCTGATGATATCAGATTAACGCCTTTGGCCACTACATCAGATACCTTCGCAAACTTGTCAAATTGAACGATCCCATCGCCAAGAGCTGCGGTAAGATCGAGCACGCTGTTTACAGACACTCCTAATAATTTAGAAACAATCTGTAAAGCGATTTTAAGTCCTACACCAAGAACATTTCTAACAATTTTTACAATTGTAAACAGGCCCTTTAAAGTTCGATATAATTTATCAACTTTATCTCTAGACATTATCAGTTTCTTGGTAAAGACCTCGAATGCATCAGTTATGTTTTTTATTTCTTTTGCATTCTTTTCTGGGAATATAGCCCTATAAGCAACTCTAAATGTATCCAATACTCCTACCGCGGCTGCCATTACGTTAACGAATGAACGCATTAAAGAATTTCGCCCACCCATTTTTTTCCAAGCGTCAAGGGTGGCATTCTTAGCTGCAAATGTTTTTACGATGTAGTTACCGATTATATTGTCTAAGAAACCCCAAAGTTTTTTAGATTCTTCGAAGTTACCAAATATCGTTTCCCAAGTATGTTCCCATCCCGAGCCAATAGCTTCTTTCCAAGCAGCAAACATCTGTCCGGCATCTTTAAATTCAGAAGCAGCAGCATATGCTTTTTGACCAAGTTCTGTGGTTTCATCAGTATACTTACTAAGTGTCTGAACAAGAACATCGGTAGTCATCCACTGATACTGAAGGTTATCGTTCCAGTTCTTGGTAGCATTAAATGCGTCAGATGTAGCTCCTTTAGCATTTGTAGTTGTGGTGTAGTAGTCTTCACCCTTTTTAACGACTGTTCCTAGAGCAACAGCAGTATCAAGCAAGTTCTGTTTGAAATCCATTGTTGCCATATTAGCAACCTCAATTGATTTCCAGTCGATAAGCTTTACGTATCCGGCTGATAATGCCTGAGCAAAGTTATACATTGCGTGAGACGCCTGTTCGGCATTTGCACCAGAAATTGCCGCTTCGTTTGATACACCTTTGATTGCCGCAACTGCGTCTTTTAACCCAACACCAGCATTAGTAAACTTTCCAATATTTGCGGTCATGTCTGAGAACGAATAAATAGTTCTATCCGAGTACGTATTAAGTTCATCAAGATACTTATTTACCGTAGACAAACTTTCTCCAGTGGACATAATAATTGTCTGAATAGAGTTCATCTTTAATTTATATTCGTTCCAACCATCGGACATACCATCAAAAGCTAAAGCCGATACTATTTTTTTGCCTGCGTCAACAGCTGCATTCGTAAGTCGATTCAACACACTCATAACTACGGTATCCATAGCTGAGAATTTGACTTGAACTGCTTCTACCGCTCTGCCCATTCCGTCCATGTTGAACTTTTTAGTCTCATTTTGAAATTTAGCAAGACTCTTTCCAGACTCACTAAAGTCGATGCTTTTCTTAAGAGCTTCTATAGATTTTTGACTTTGACGAATTTTTTTCTCGAATTGTCCATTCTCAAATTGCATTCGAACAACGTCGTCTTCAACAACTTTACCCATTATCCAGTGACCTCCTTCCAAGCATCTTTAGCTAGCCTATCAAATACCGGTTTTAAAGCCGGGTTAATATAGTCAACCCCCTGAACATATCCACCATTTCTAGTTCCATGTCCATATTGTAGAATAATAGCTATATTCACATGGTTCACTACATTAGAATTTTTAAACACTAAACTTATAGATCCGTTATCGCGCACTATTTCATAATACCATGATGCAGCTGTTACTCCGGTATCAACAGGAGTTGCAGCCTTAAGGGCAGCTACGCCTTCACGTCCGTACTTATTTAATATACCGACGTTAACGCCTTCCAAAAGCTTTTCGAAATAATTATCGAGCTTTTTAAAATTGCCCTCAAGTTTGCATCTGATCATATCGTTTCTCCTTTATTCCACTAATGTAGAACGTTCTACAAATCCTGTATACTTTTTTCCTTTAATGGTTACAACACAAAGTAACCACACAGATTTTTTATACTTGCTGAAGTATCCATAGCATTCAACCTTTCTCCCAGCTGGAATTTCAACCATGAGCTTTTTGTTCCATCCAGCGTCAATACGCATAGGAGTTTTCTTAGAAGTTTTATATAAGCCCTTATAAAAATAGCTCGTATGTGCTGCATAACAAGTAGTAGTCGTTAGTCCACATGGCGTATTAATTACTGCATCTACTTCTTTCATAACGGCATCGACATCATAATGCTTTTCTTTAAGATTCGATTTGTAATCTTCTCCCCATTGACCAGCAATTACTTCTCGTGCTACCGTTCTAACTTCTTTACCGGAATGGCGATGAGTGCTAGTGCTAATCTTTGGCTGATCTGCATCGTATTTCGGTGCGATAAATCCTCTTATGAATTTGCCATTGATGCTGACTGTTCTCTTTTTAACAGAATCTTTATAATTACCTTCTGTTACGACAAAGTAGCCTTCATTCCTGTTAACATAGGTAACCATTCCCACATGCTTTGGTGTTCCTTTGTTGTCGCCAACTCCATTATCCTTCCAATCGTAAAGACAAGCATCTCCAATTTTAGGGATGTAACCATCATTCTCTTTCCAGCAACCAATTTTCTGAGCCCTTTTAATAAGATAATAACAGCTACACTCAACTGGCATGATATCAGTATATCCAAGGGCAATTGCTACTGCAGACCAAGTTGTAGCGCACCACGCCATTCCAGGCTTCATAGTAACACCTCTTGGTTTCGTTTTCTGTTTGTTATAAATATCAAGAATGGATTTATAAGATCCATCTTTTTCGTTTTTGCCAACCCAAGAATTAATAAGGTTAACAGCCGCTTTTCGTGATCTGGCCATATTATCACCCCTTTGTATGTAATTCTTTTTTTCTTCGTTCATTTTCTTTCTTTTGCCATCTACGGATTTCTTCATTGGTCATTTTCTTAGGAGGATTTGTTTTTACCGCGTACAACTCTATGAGCATAAAAACGCGTCTAATATTCCATTTCTCACAGGGATCAAATGGTATTCTAGCCATAGCTAAGTAAGCATATATTAGCTCGCTTGTTAATGTCTCCGGTTTCCCTTTATCGTCATCACCAATTGTAAAAACCCTAGATGCTGTAGCTGGGTCCTCGATATAGTCAATTATTTTTTTAAGTAAACTATCATCAAGTCGCTTAAAAAACTCAACCTTATCGAAAGACCCAACTATCATACAGTACATATAATCAAGAAACTCTTCGTCGGTTAGAGTTCCCTCATCCATAGATTTCAATAATGGTTTATGCCATACTTGCTCCCATTTTGAAATTGCTATTAGGGAATGCTCGAGCTTAATCTTAGTAGGTTTTACAACCTTCCCAAAAGTTTGAGTTTCTTGATCAAACGGCTCATATCCAGGAAGAATTAATTCGAGCATTATTATCTCCTTAGTTTGCTTCTTTCACAGCGTCATCTGTAGCAGCTACAGATCCTGCTACTTCTGCCATTGCTGCTGAAATCGCCTTTCTCTGAGCATCGCTTAATGTAGCATCGTCATATACTCCGGATTCCGCCGCTTTCTTGATCTTGTCATTTACTTCGTCAGGCATGATATTAAGCAGAAACTCGGAAGCTTTTGCTTCGTCCATACAAATTTCCATAAAGAACTTGTCATATGCTGCAGTAGCCTTGAACTCTGCCAGTGCTTCAGGAGTCTTTGTAAATGTACGGCCGTCAAGAGATTTGATTCCGTAAGATGCATCAATAATCTTCTCAAAAAGATTCATGATATCCGGCTGAGACTGTTTCTGCACCATAAGGCTCATGTATGATGTTAAGCCCCCGTTAAGGCTTGTTTCCAATTTTAAAATTTCACTCTGAGTAAGATTGAAGTAGAAATCTTCAGATCTCTCATTTCCGTCAAAGTCCTTGTAATTGATAGTTTTGATAAACATAATTTAGTCTCCTTTCATTCTTAAAAATCCTAGTCTGCATATTTCAGCAGACTAGGAAAAACTTTATTCTGTTTTAAGTGTTACGCCTGTAAGTAAGTATTCTTTTGTTTCTGTCGCGCCTTTGTTAGTTGCTTTAATCAAGATGGACTGCTTATTAGTGTCCTTGATTTTAAGAACTGCCTGATGATCAGACTGGAGAAGTTTAGATGGGCCAGATGTTCCATTTTTAACTTCAACCGTTAATGATTCAGGGAAACCACTCTTTGGAGCAATGTCAAGAGCGATGTAATTACCACTCTGTTCGTCGACTTTACTGCTGAATCCAGTATAGCCCGTCACATAGTTAAGAGTACCAGAAATTACTCCAGTACTCTCATTCACCTTGATATTTGACTGAAGGTCAGCTGCCTTCTTGCCAAACAGGTCGTCTTCTCCTGTAATAGGAGTTGCAGAGACGTCCAGTGACGGGTCAGTTATTTTAAAAGTTTAATGATCTCATCTGGAAGAAGCAATTTAGCTTCTGTATCTTCTGTTCCATACAAAGCATCCTCGATCTTCTTCATCTTGGTAGCTTCGACCTTTGTAGAATCGATCTCGAGGTGCGCTGTTGGCTTAAAGCCATCAACTGTAACTGGTGTTGTTGAAAGCTCCCAGCTGAATGAAATTGCCTCTGGGGAATCATTTACTGTCTGGAAGCCTTTCTCGGATGGAGAAGCCTTAGCTCCGTAAATAATGTGAATCTTGTAACCATAATCGTTACTCTTTACATCATTGCCGAGCAATGTGCGGTAAGAGAAACCAAATGTGTCTCTGTTCTGCTGACCAATAGTAACTCCCTTGGTAATCTCAGCTGTTCCATTACATCTGTCGAATGCTTCCGGATAAGTATAAGCTTCGATTGTAGCTCCAAACTCCTCTGCTGACATAAGGCTTAGATACTTCATGTTATCAGCATATACAGCAGATGCTTCTGCTCCGGATGGAGATTCTGTAACTGCAGTGAGACCGTTCCATGCAGAACCAGCGCCATATTCACCATCAATAACTGGATAAATAACGCCATGATCCACACCGGTCTCGTACTTACGTTCTCCGGTTTTGTCCCATGTTAATTTAGACATGTTTTTCCTCCTTTAAAATATAATTACAAAGACCGAATGATACAGTCCATCCGATAAGTAAGATCTGTTAAATCTTGCCGTGGGTATTTCCACTATCTTATCGACTAATGTGTTATCCGGATCTTTAGTTACCACTTCTACTGAGTATTCTTTATCAATACTATAGTTCTTGTTATCTGCCGATCGAATATTGTAATCATCAACAGAATATACTATCGCTGGATATTTGATGTTTTTTATAACTTTTTGCCCAGCTCCGGATATATTGGAAGGTGGCTGGAAATATACATTGGCGCCCTTCCCAACAATATCTTTTAAATATCTATCGAAATCAAGTCTCGTCCTCATTCCACAGCTCTCCCAATGTTATAATAAGTCTAGGGGGCTGTGAAGCATCAACTTCTGTTGCCTTCCACTTAGCCCCCATAAACTCAACCCATCGCATATCAACGAAATGATCGCGTATATAGGCATCACCAATAACACTTATCTGATTAGAGATTGAAATGTTACTATTGATCTGCTGCGAATCCTGAAGACGTCTCGTATTACGAAGAATATCTCCTCGATAGATACGTTCCGTTATTTGCTCAGTCCAAACTGATTGAGCTACTTCTACTTGCTCAGCAAAGCCGATCTTGCCGTACCATCTATTCACGATCATTTCCTCCCATTTTGATTAGTTTCCGCCCTGACCAGCTACCTTACTAAGGTCTGCCGTTGCAATCTTTGTCTCGATAGCAATAGCTGATAATGGTTTGATCAGTGCTCCAGAGATACGTGTCTCGATAAGGTACTTCTGAGCGTTGTAGTCAATGTCGAAATCGTCGAACATATTGATAGCGCCGCCCTTGTCCGCACCAATGTTGTAGTCCTGCAGGTTTACAATGATACCCTGAAGAGCCAGTGTGTCAGTCTTGTCTACGCGTGTGAGACCTTCCATAACCGGAACAGAAACAATCTTGGATGCACGGCATGCTGTAGCCAGCTTCTCAATGTTGTCGTAGATGATACGTCCGTTCTTATCCTTAAGCAGTAAGCACTCTGTAATTATTGACTCTGGAGCGAACAGTTTTGGATTACCAGAACCCTTGTACTCGATACGTGCTCTTACGCAGGCCTCGATAAATGCTGTAGCCTTCTCAGCTGCGGTTGTTTCTTTCGTGATTGCAATAGGATACTTGATTGTATAGAGATCAGCATCTTTCCAGATAGGACGAATGTTGTCCTCTTTGATGTGATCATCGCTGGATGTAAGACGTCCATCACCAACCAGGACTGCTCTTGCAATTTCCTCGTTCAGCATCATTCTCATTTCTGCTTTCAGCCAAACGATTACATCGAAATCTGTAATATCAATAACATCATCACGGTCAATCTTCTGCTTCTTGTAGATTGTCTGCGGGGTGGTTGTTCTCTTCAGTAATGAGAATACTTCCTCCTTCTTGAGCTTACCTTTGATATAACCTCTTGCCCGAGCTTCATCCTCTCTAAGGTCTGCGAACATAGACTTGATTCTTGAGAATGGTGTGTGGTGTACGCCATTCATTACTTCAGTTACCCATCCCTGATCTCTCGCAATGAACTCAGGTGGCGTGTTTAAATTTTTGGCATCCGGGAACAGGTACTCAATATTTGTAATACCATGAGCAAGGAATGATTCTTTCATAGAACCATATCTCTTACCGTCCTCGATAATCTCCTGCATTTCGCTGTGGGACAGAACATCTCTGTTATCTGTATTGTTGCCTTCGAATAAGTTATGTGCGATTGCACCCATGTCATTATCCTCCTCTTCATATTCTTCGGAATCGTCATCATCTTCATCAGGATCTTCGACGTCCTCGTCTTCATCCTCATCAGGATCTTCGACGTCCTCGTCTTCATCCTCATCATCCTCGTATTCCTCATCGTCATCGAGAGCGTTAGGATCTTCTGCTAAGGCACTTCCTACAGCTGCGTAGAAAGCATCCTGCTGTTCTGGTGTCATCGTGTCGACAACATCCTGAATACTCTTGTTAGCCACTTCGTCTTCTCCTTCCTCCGAGTGCATAAGTTCGAGCTGATCACCCGAATAAATATATGCCTCGTAATCATCGTTATCAATTATGTCGCCATGTGCTAAGGCAATGTCTTCAATAAATGCTCCGGGATTTGCTCCTGCAAGAACAAGGCTAAGTTCCTTAATTTCTCCATGCTGAACATACGGTCCACGCTGTTTGAGATGATTGGCCCAAATACTAAGCGAATCCATGTCTCCATGCTGAACTGCATCTTTAGCAATCTGGGCATTATCCGAATCATTGAAATATCCATAAGCGTATACTCCATCTTTACGGCATTCCATATAAGCATGTCCAAGCACACTATCGATGTTGCTGTGATCGTGGTTATACACTAATGGGACTTTAGCGCCATCGATGTCATCGAAAGCACCATGCTGAATAATTCTTCCGTCAGCACAAAGGATACCAAACTTTGTAGCCCAGCCCTTAAAGTCGCAATCGGCATACTTTGAGCGTTTAGCTCCCATTTTGAATTCCTCCTTTACTTATTATTCTTCTGTTTCTTCGTCAGCAGAATCTGTTTTATACATCTGATCCAATTCGGCATTAGACGCTGAAATATTGTTGTTCGTCAACATGTCTGCCTTCGGATCATCTACTGGCCTTAAACCAATTACTTGACGGAACTCATTGGATGTCATGATACAGTTTCTTGTGAACTTGTCAGCGAGCTCTGCAAGATTTGTAGTAGATACCAGTTTGAATGGGTCCCTGAAATATTTAATGGCATGCCCTTGTGTGCGTGCTGTCTTTGTTAAGAACTTTCTGTTCATTTCATCAACAACCGCAGCGAGTATCGGTTCGATTATACGATTGTAATAATTGTTCATCGTATTCTCGTCTGCTGTACCATTAAGAATCTCCATTGTCATTCCTAACTGAGAGAATAACAAATTGGTGAAGTACTCAACCTGTTTAAGCAGATTGTTTTCAATCGAACGATTAAGCTGAGTGACATGCTCGGTTGAGTCTATGTAAGCGACTCCATATTCAGAGCTTGCCAATTGTTCAGTAAGCTCTTTACGACGTTCTCTAGCCTGAGCTTTTCTTGTTTCAGACCTGATTGTGTACGGTAACTGAATAATCAAATCAAGTTTGTCAGAACCACTTCGATCATCTATGAAATCGAGAATCGACAGTTTCCGTTTAAGTCGATGAGCTGTCGAATTCTGTTCATTCATGATTGCATAAAATGGATTCTCAACTATCGCTACTGTTTTCTTTGGTAGATCGAGTTCCTCGAATTGTCCAGTATGATCATTGTATATTCGCACTCTGACAGCGCGAGGATACCAATTGATTATCTTAGCTGTACGCATCGATTGAATATCATAAACGTTTCCATGTACAGGGTCCATAGTCGTATCGACAGGAACTATAGCCACACATCCTTCGTCAAGAAGTTTCAGTACAATATCCTGTTTAAATGCACGAGATGTCTGATCGATATTAGCTTCTGTTGTAAGACAATAGTTAAGCCCATCTTCCACATTATCCGTAAACCTTTTATTACCATCCAACATAACATGCTCTATATCGACTGCAGCAACGTCTGTTGACATCTTATTGTATATCGTTGTAATAATTGATCGTTCGTTTCCCATCGTCAGTCTAGGACGAGATGGGTTATCATAGCTAACTGCACCAAGACCAGTTCCATACGAATATGGTGTCGGATCTTTATTCATAAATGCATTCCAGCTATGCTTTAATCTGTTAATAAAACCCATATGCTATCTCCTTATTTAGTAAGGTAATTCAGATAAGCCTTTCCAGCTCTCTTTGCTCTGTTGAAAGTGTTACGTGCTTTTCTAACTTTCTTCTTTGCTGCTTTGTATGCTTTATTAGCATCTCTAGAAACACTGTTAATTTTCTTCTTTGCTGACTTGTATGCCTTATTGACATCTTTAGAAACGCTGTTGTATTTCTTCTTAGCCGATGAAATGTATGGTCTAGCGTCATTACTCAGCTTCTGACCAGCTCTACTAAGCTTATACTCTGCTTTTGATTTAACTGAGTTTGCCTTGTTACGAACTTCTGCAGAAGTAACCGCACGGTCTCTAGCAGTTGACGTAGCTTTTCTGGCTGTCTTGTAAGCACCAGTCTTCTTAACATCTCTAGCAAGTTTCTGTCCAGCTCGGGTAATCTTATACTCGCCTTTAGAAACTACTGATCTTGCTTTTGCTCTTGCGGCATTTGCTGTAGGTGACTTAGCTGCCTTACTTACAAGATATCTTGTAGCTGCCATTTTGGCTACAGCATCCCTAGTAGCTACTTTTGTAGCAAACTTAGCAGCTTTCTTGACTTTCGTCGATGGAGCATTCTGTTTTTTGACGTTAGCTGCAATTTGCTTCATCTGCCTATCCTGTTTCTTCTTAAGCATATCAGCATTTTTCTTAGCTACGGTATGTGCATTCATTGCTCTTACACGTTTTTGAAAATCCTTTTCATGCTGAGCCTTCTGTGCACGCGTTGCAGATGTCGGACCTTTATATGGCGCAGATGATTTTTTTACATCTTCTGGATAAACGTACTTACCATTTTTGATGTACAAGTATTTGTGCTTTTTCCAGCTATGCTTGAGAACAGTGTTACCATCCTCGTCTGTGGCTTTATAATATACGGAATCGCTCATATTACCATCCTTTCTGTTTCTTTCTAAGTTTTTGAACGTATTGCTTTCCACGTATGGAAGCTAACTCAGTATCCACTGATTTCTTCTTTTCTGCAGTTTTTGTTGTTCGCCGTTTGATAGATTCGGCTTTCTTTGTATACTTAGCTGCTTTCTTTCCATAGCGGTTTGCTTTCTTACGAGCACGTTCTGCTTTTTGAAGATTCCCAGTATAACCAATATCAGTGAGAGCATGATCACGCTTAACACGTTTTGTCTCTTCCTTTTCTTTGAACTTCGCTCTTTTAGCCATAGCCTCAGAAGCTTTCTGTTCATAATTGGATATACGAGATTTTGTTTTCTGTGAAGTTTGTTTCTTTATCTTGTGGGCGAGGCGATCAGACTTAGATTCAAGACGCGAAGCTCTTTTTCCAGAATGCTGATATGGGTCTTTTCCCGATCCATACTTATAACGACCAGACCTTCTCGGCAAGCCGTAATGTTCCAGATTGTCGCCATACAAGTCTGAATGAACTAGTGTTATAGTTCCATTCTTATTCTTTACTTTTACGTACATAACCATACTCCTATTCAAATGCGTCTTTGTTCACTTTGTATGCAACAAGAGCGTCCATCAATGCTGATACATTATCGATTTTGTCTTCGTAACGTTTCTTGTACAGCTTTCGGTTTCCGTTTGTGTCTTCCAATGTTATACAATGACCCATACAGAAACTCATCAAAGATTCATCAAATATCAACATTCTCATTTCTGATAGTTTCTTAATTTCTCCGAGAGGAACTGTTTCAGTTCTAACACCCTGCGGAACTTTCTCAATACCAAATGATCCATTCTCCTGAGCCCATCTTTCAATAAACTCTTTGGCGTTATACGGGTCGTATCCCAACGAGCAAACATCGTATTGAGAATCTATTATGAATTTATCTAAATCCTCGTATACGTCTTGCACATTGATAATACTTCCTTCCATAACAATAAGAGTACCTTCATCAATAAACTCTTGATACTTTTGTCTCATTGCTAAGTTCAACTTACTAAGTGTAAGTGTAGTTATGTAACTTCTAACTTTAACGCCGAATATTCCATTTCGTAATGGGAATAAGAATGTAAATGCACAGAAGTCATCACCTTGGGAAAGGTCTGCCCCCATCGAACACTGCATTTTCCAAAAGCTTCTACGATGATGCGGAAGCGTTTCTTCGTAGGAGAAGAAATATGTATATCCCTCCATAGGAATTCCGAATCTTTTTGCCAGAATATCATTTCTTGTGGCTGGTGCTTTCTCAGCTCGTTCAACATCTAGCTGGATTGTCTCATAGCTTACTGTGATCGGCAGGTTAGGATTAGCCTTAGGCCACATGTCTGGGTCTCCGACTTCCTCTACGCTATCAAGCCTGTAATACCAAATACTAGTATGCCAGTTCTGGTATTCACCTTTGAGAATGTCCATCAGTTCCATTTTGATGGAATCTCCACATCCATTACGGACGGTACCTTCCGAACTTACTGCTAAGATTACATATCCATCTATTTTGGCTGCACCCTGCTCAATTGCACCAATTGGATCTTCCCTTAATTCACCAGAAAGCCATTCGTCAACTGTGGCTACTTTTACTCGTAATCCCTGAAGTTTGTTAATGCTCAGTGGTCTGATCTCTAGTAACGAATTCGTAAGAAAGTTCTGTATACCTTTTTTTGTAGTGGCAAGCTTTACACGGTTCGCTTTGGAACCTGTAGTATTCTGTATAGAACCTTCAGTTAAAAACTGGAACAACGGCCCTTTCGCTCTGGCTATAGCAGTGCTAATTGCACTAGTAACCTCTTCTGCCTGCTTCATTGTTGGAGCCGTAGTGATCTGATGCGTCGTTGTTGTATCAACGGTCAGAAAATATGCTTGCACTAAACTTTCATATAACGATTTAGCATTACTTCGAGAAATAATAAGATACTGTTTATTGACTAGGCGCTTTTTGACAGATTTTCTTACAAAGTGTCCTCCTCGTCCAGAAGGGTTTGGCTCATATACAGATATCTCAACATAATAGAACCAGCCAAATAATTGCTCGCCCCATATTTTGAATGAGTCTAGCAACTCCAGATCTGAGCCATCTGTTAATACCATTTCGGATTCACAGAAAGCAATCCAACCTTCTACAGCTTCGTCATCATAGTATACACCTGGGTTAGCGATTAGCCAATCAATACGGTTCATCTCCATAGAGATCTCCCTGTTAACAGGAATCTCGCCATCAAGAACTTTATCTCGGAACTCCCCGTAGTACCTAGGCGTTGCCGTATTGCTTAGCAATTATATCACCTACTTCTTTTTCTTTGCATTCTTTGTTTCAGCTTTGACAGCTTCGTTAATCATCTTCTGAGCGGCAGCATTGAGTTTAGCTTTGATATAAACTTTTCCTTGTTCCTTCACAACTTCTGTAACTGCAGGAACAACGATGTCCTTCATAGCTTTGTCAACCAACTTCTTTGGCAACGGCTGTTTTTGTGGATGATTTTTAAGATATGTAGCTTCCATACTATCTCTAGTATTTATTCGTCTGAGCTCTTCATCGGATAAAGTTTTTACATATGCTTTTTCATTTCTGTATTTGTTTTTTTGTTTCTTTTTCTCAAGCTGGACTGCTTTGGTTCTTTCTCTTCGTTTATCATTTTGTTTTTCAGCCCGACTCTTTTTAGAAAAGCTTTTTATAAACTTCTCACCAGCTTTAGCCGATGATCCAAGACTTTGATACGGATCTTTCCCAGAACCCCATTTGTATCTTCCGGATCGTCTTGGTAATCCGTAATGTGCGAGATGATCATTAAAGAGTTCCTGATTATCGACTAAGAAATCTCTAATGTCATCAGCTGAGTAATTAGTCATTGTCACTCTTTCCTTTCTCATCATCTTCTGAAACAGGATAGTAAAGCATGTACAATCGCCATTCCATTTCCTTAAGTTGCTCTTTCAAACTGTCCATTAACGAACTACTTGTAGGTGGGTCGAATAATAGACGAGTTTTAATGTACACATAATCTTTTATCAAACTTAACTTCTGGGTATCCTCTTCGAATTCACTCCAGACATTGTTTACCCCTGTAATTCTGTATCCTTCTTTTGGTCCAACTCCCAAATGAGTGAGGGTTGCAAATGCTGAATTGATGTGGATCGTTAAATCCAGATCAAACTGCTCGAAGTCATCAGGACATCCAATAAGCTGCTTGATAGTTTTAAGAATGCTCTGTTCCATTGAATTCCTCCTCAATGTTTCCAAGGGCATGTGTCGTTTGGTCTCCTTATAACAGGACCACTACGAATGTTTGTATCGTGTCCGTAGTGTATTGCATTATGCGTTTGATGGGTTGTTGTCACAACGTTGTTCATGTCGAATATCATTGGGTCTCGGTTGAGGACCATCTCTTTGGTGATTGGATTTATGTGATGTATCAACGGTCGTTTTTGTATCTCGTATCCTTCAACACCTAAATCACAACCGCCATCTCTGACGATTACTCTATGTCGAAACTCTCGCCATTCACTTGATGAATATAATGCCTGATTAACCCATCGATCATAGCCGAATGTCTCGTATCCAACAGAACCTGACAGCATCAAATATTGCAGTCGTCCTTCAAAAGTAGGATACTTAATCATTTCCATATATGATCGTGACATAGGACTTGATCTACTCATCTTCGATACCCTGGTATTTACGCATTGCCTCAATTGCTGCGGCGTATCTCTCTTCGCTCTTAGCAGAAGCTTCCAACGAATCGATTTTAGCGCGGGTCTGTTTTGTTTCCTCTCTGATCTTGTCCTGTTCCAGTTGTTCTCTTGAAGATCCGAGTTTTAAGAAATGTGTAATAATCTGTGATGAGGCTGTACCTTCGCGTAACTGCTTTTCTGCAGCATCGAGCGAAAGATTGATCAAGTATTGTTCCCTGTCTTCAGGAGTCATAGGAACCCTTGAGTGCTTCTTTGCGGAAGTAGCTGTCGCCGCTCTTCTTCCCATATACTTTCGTCTCCTTTCCAATATCTTTTGCCAAGATGTCAGACACTTTATGTACTCTCT